CCTGAATGCGCGCGAAGAAGCCGCTCTCGATCGAGCCCATGATCTGCGACAGATCATCCTTAAACGTCGTGAACAGACCGTGTAGTGATCCTGTGGCGATACGGTAGGCAGCGTTGGCGTAGCCAGGCGTCGTCTCGATATATCTGTTCAGAGCCTGTAGCACTACGTTGGTAGGGATGCCCAATTGCCCCACCTGGTGCATCTGGTCGGCAGTAAGACCGAGCTCTTTGCGCAGCGCAGCGTAGATTGGCAGACCGTCGCGCGCTAGCTGCAGAGTTGTCTGGCCGGTGAGCCTGCCCTGAAAAGCCATGTGCTGTAGCGCGACAGCTACACGATTCAGAGCACCTGGTGTCGTGCGGCCCACGAATGCGAGCGCATCCGACATAGACTTGATAGTTTCGTTCGTCGTATGTACGCTGATGCCCAGCGGGTGGAACGCACCGTACATCTGACGGAACGCGACCGTAATGTCTTTGAACTGGAACGGCGTGTACTTCGTGAAGTTGAAGAGATAATCTAGTTCTTTGTTGACATTGAACGTCGCACTCTGTAGCGGAGCCAACGCCACACGCGCTGTCTGCATCGCGCTATTGAATTGCCAGCCCCATTTCAAAGCCATCACACCACTGGCGACCAGGGCAAGCGTCGTACCGTAAGTCAGACGCCGCATGGTGAACAACGCCTGATTCATCAAGAAGCCGCGCTCGGCAGTTCCCTTGAATGCGACGCCTGTTTCCTCAGAAGCAACTGTCAGTTCTTCGAGGGCGGCAACCTCGGCTTCAGTACCGGCGATGAATTCACGTGTACCGGCTAGGCGGGTGAGGATGACGACTTCTTGCTCAGCCGCCATCCTCAGCCTCCACCAAACAGCTTACCTACATTGTTGGCGATCTGCACGGCGAGATTATGCTGATCTTGCAGGTAGAGCTCCCGGTGGGCAGCAGCGATGGCCTGCATGATATCACGCTCGTACGAGCTCCTTGTCGTTAGGAATCTCATGGGATTCATACCTGCCATCGCTATGAATGCTGCCTCACTGATCTCGTCGTGCTCTAGAGGTTTCCCGTGAAGAACTCCTGCGTCACATCAACGCTGGTGTCCGTGAACCAGCGGTTGAGGACGAAGTTATGCTGCGCGATCGCGGCGTCGTTATTGGCGAACAGGCCGAAGACGACGTCACGTGCACGGTCAGCGTCCTCGATCTTGTCGTCAAACTGCAACGCTTCAGCCAGATCTCGCGTAAAGCCGGTGATGGGTTCACCGTGGAACGTGAGTGGCTGTATCTCACCATCACCGGCGACGTCCACGAACATGCCGGTGCAGGAGATGATGATCATCTCTACTGCCGCGTTAATCTGGCGCTCCCAGCGCGACTTGTGCTCCCGCGTGATCCTACCGCCGATCCGCTCGATCTCAGGACCATCGAGCAATCGGTGTCTGGCAAGGAGAAGCGGAGGCTCTTTGTCATATCCAGGCACAGGAATATGTGTCTCTCGTGTCTCAGAGATGACTCTCCGCTTCTCCGCCAGCTGTCCAAGCAGATTCTCCGGTTGGTCACTGTTACTCGTAGCCAAATCCGAGAGAACCGGCATATCAGGTTCGACCATCTTTGCTCCCTCCCTTTGATGCTTCCTACGACGCCGTTGGGTAGCCCTCGACAACCATCTCGAGCTCGATCAGGCCTGCATTGGCTGCTTCAGAATCCACCTCCGGTGGTGTGCAGCGATCGAGGATCCCGTGATAGACGATGGGCTTTCCGTAGACGTTTCCGTCGATGTCGAGCGGCTGCTTGCTCACAACCATGTTTGCCTTACCGACCCCGTTGAGGAGACGTTGCACATGATCGTGGTCGCGCGCGAGCCGATACAGCCGAGACACGACGACGTTGGCGACGGACACCAAACCGCCGAGCGATACGGGCGGAGCCATACCGCCAGGCCGGTACTGCGTTGAGCTTGCCGACTGCCCACCGCCGGTCATCTTGTCCCAGGTGCCGAGATTGATCAGGCTACCTGGGTCTGCGACGTCCTCGACGTGAACGTTCAGCAGATAGGTATCTGACCTAGTCGGACCGCCAGCCATCATGCCACCGCCTGGGTGATCGGAGTATTCACGATCTCGATCGTGACGAGCTCAGCCATCGGAGATGGCCTCACCGCGATGACTGCCCTGAGCTCGTTATTGGCAAGCACCGCTGGTGTGTTGACTGCTGGCCCAACGTCCACATTGAATGCCTGGTCGGACGTCGCGCCGTAGATCTCGCCGGCATTCCAGTCTGCCATGACGAGAGAGGTGAGCGCACCACCGTAGGCCGCGATGGTATGCCCTTGGCCGTCGATCATGTCGAAGACGTACTGTTCACCAACCGCTGCCGCCCGAGCCGCCAGTCCCATGAGGTAGCGCACAGTGCCCAGCGGGACCCAGTACGGATTGTTGACAGGATCTGCGAGTGAACGCCAGCCATAGATTGTCGGGGCACCATAGATGTCGCGAACGACATTGATGCCCTGAGTATTCCACGTCTGACGCGTGTTATCGTCGATTGCCGGCTGACTTACATCAACGGCCCAACTTGAGACGCCGTTGGCCAGACCAGCGGCTGGTTCTGCAGGACCGACACTCGCATCAACTGCCGACGAACGCCCCGCAACCAGAGCACACGGTGGAACGACGGACGTCGTACCAGCAACAACACCCGGACCCTTGATCCAAGGCCAGAAGAATGCAGCGTACTGACCGTTGCCTGTTGCCTTGGCCGCAGTTGCCGAGGCGGTGACTGTTGCCTGGGTCGGCGTGTCTGGCGAATCCAGAATCGCACACCGATTGTTGGCAGCAGCATGATCGGCTAGCTGCGTGTGTCCAAGGTCTGTCGTTCGTCCTGGAGCCGAAACATTGCCCGGACCCAGATCCTTGCTGAATAGAGCGAGCGCGGCTGCCCACTGCGCATCGGTGACGTTACCCCGATCGTCATTGCCACCCGTCATCGCGGTGAGTGCCTTGGTGGTCGGTGGGTTGGACGAAGCACCAAGTGCGATCGTGATGTACTGACTGGTCTCACCGTAGGTTACACCATCGGCCTGCGTTGTAAGCGTGGGCGACTGCTCCAGGATGTTGTTGCTGATGTCGGAGACCTGAATGACGTAAGTGCCGCCTGTTACGGTCACCCCAACCTTCAAGTTGTTTCCGTAGGCTCCTGGGCCCAGAGCACTGACGACAAGTGAGACTGCTGCGCCGGCATCGTTCAGATTCGTAGTCGCCTTAGCAGCTGCCGGACCAACCACACGTCCGACATACGCCTGACTCCCACCCTCCCGGAAGAAGACATTGAGTGCATCGTACATGATACTGTACGAGACTCGCGCTCCTAGTAGACGGGTGAAGTCAGTCATACTCTGAATGAACACCGGCGCGTTGCTTGGCCCCTGGTCACACAACCCTACAGCGAACCAGACGCCGGTGTTGGTGGGAGCGGAGCGAGGCGGTGCAACGGTCAGCTGCACAACTTGCGTGCCTGGGCGCACGAGTAGCGCATAGAGCGTCGCGAGCATGCCGAAGACCAGATTCAGCAGGATCACTCCTCACCACCTCCTTCCAGGGTCGAGATTGACGCCACATCAACCAGAACGCCATCATCGATCAACGTCTGATTGTGCAGCAGACCTGCGTCGTCGGAACCCAGGTCCACCGTTTCGCCGATCGCAAGCATACTGCCGTCAGCGAGATCCTGGACGTGGGTGCCCACGAACTTGTACGTGGTATCACTACCGCCGCCACCGCCCGGTGGCTTCTTTGGTGCTGCCTTCTCCGCCATCACACCTCCTCCATGATCTCGATTTCGGCGGTTACGGTCTCAACTTCTGGCCAGGTACTCCCAGGCTGAGTAGGATCTGGCGGTGGTTCCGGTTGACCGTATGCTGCCGGACCACCATACCTGCTGACGACTTCCGCAACGTCAATCTCGAACACGACTTGTCCACATCCGAGGGTGAGCGTGTCGTTGAAGTTGAAGTTGTCGTCGTAGCTCTCATCGAGCCATGTTGCACCGTCAGAGTATCCGCCCAGTGACTGATGCTGCAGTATGATCGTGCGAGCCATCCCCGTATACAACCGGAGAAGACGCTTGGTGTCCATACGATCTTGCCCACTTACAAACACACCGATCGCGAGCGAGAACGTAACTCGGAATGTACCGTCCCCCTCTTGCATGGGGATCTTCCTGCCCAGACCAGGACTGACTACAACGATCGCCGGCAGCTGATCAGCATTCTCTCGGTCAAGCCGCTCGGCCGTTATGTAGGCACGCGGCAGGGGCAGAGCATCCTGAGGGATGTTTCTGGGATCTGGCGGAGCAGGTGACTGTAGCTCCACCTCACGAATGTAGACCGGGAACCAAGACTCAAGAGTGTTGACGGCTGCATTCTCGAGATCGTCCGCGATGAAGATCTGTCCGAAGACGCTACTCAACGGGAGCCACCCATGCTTCTAGAAATCGTTCACCGATGATCTGCGTAAACCGTTCCCGATCAGCAACTGTAAACTTCATGAATGGACGATACTTCTGAGACGGTTCCGCCTGTGGCAGTCTTGATCCGAAGTACATGCGATCTGGCCAGATATCAAGCCTTTGCCCCTTCGCACCCCAGATAGTGACGGAATTCATCAGATCACCCCTGGCGATGTTGATGCGAAGATCCCAGCCTAGCTTAGCCTTACGTTCCAGCCAATCTGGAGTGAGTGGCTTCCACGACCCACCACCCCGGCGACCCTGGCTCTGGAAAACTTCTTCTTCCATCGCCATCATGAAGACAGCGATCCGTCGGAAAGCAGGGGACATGTCCACGGCAGCAGCACCCATGCGGTTGAACCGCAGCTGCGCCTGTTTGATGCCTTGCGCTTCGACGAAGAAATTTACCATAAGGTCCTATACCCATAGGCGGGATATTGATCAGAGTCGGGGAATGTGCCGACCGCCTGCAACGTCGGACCCGTCTCGACCAGCTTATCCGTGCTGCCTGACTGAATCATGAGGGAGACCTGCGAGCTGAGCCGCTGTAGATCTTCCTCGTACAATTCTTTCAACTGCGGGTAGATGCTGCGGCCGGTGTTCACCTGCTCGCTGTAGTAATCGAGTTCAATCTGCATCGCCGTGCGCTCAGCCACCACACCGGCAGCATCGTCCCAGAGCGGCTGTGGGATATCGTCACCGATCACATCCGATACACGGTCAGCCTCGATGTTGATGAGCTGAATGACCTGCGTATCAGTAGGGCGTGTATCAGCGTTGAATGTACCAACCTCGTTACCGTACTTGTCCTTGGTGCGCGAGATGATCATATCTGCTACCTGTTGCACCGTCGGCATCCACTCTGCCTGAGGCTCAGGCAGGTTTTGGATGGGCTCTGATGCTACGAAGCTCCCGCTGGGATCCTCGAATAGTATTTGGTACCAGCCTTGTACCAGCGTCGCGTTGTCCGTTGTGAACGAACGCGCTGCAGGATGTGAAGGATCAGTATCAACAGGCGTGATGTCTTGCGTGTCGATTAGATTCCACGGGCCATCGGCAACCGCGCTCTCATTGATCTTGATAATCGTCCACGCTACACCGTCGAAACGGGCTGGCGGAGTGTAGTCAGTAAAGCTAACTGTATTCATGACACGCTCCCTGTTTTGACCGTTCCGATAGTACCATTCCGAACACCGCTGATGCTACCACCCCTGGTGAATGTCTGCTCAACAATTCCGATGTGTACAGTCATGACACGCCCGGTCATCGGAGTGTTGAAGATAAATCCGGCAGGCATGGTGCCAACCATGTGTTCCCGCAGTACCAGGGTGACTGCACCACTTACGGTGGCCGTAGCCAGAATGTTCCCACCTACGACACCCCTACCGACCGAAACGGTGCCGTAGACATTGGACGTGGCAGCTACAAAGCCGTAGATCACCCGTAGTCGTACGATCGCGCCACTAACGGTGCTGGTAGCCAGAATCTGGGCGGGTAGCACAGGCCTTAGCCGCTTCACCGACCCTGCAACTGTGCTCGTCGCATTGATGACTGCCGGTACAATGGGACGCGCTCTCCCGACCGACCCGCCCAGAGTTGAAGTGGCAAAGATGGCCGTCGGAACGATCGGCCTCTGACCCTGCCGGAAGATTGAGCCGGTGAACGTGCTGGTCGCTAGGATCTGCGCTGGCGTGATCTTGCGTAGTGCACGGGCAGAGCCGGTGAACGTACTCGTCGCAAGAATCTGCGCCGGAAGCACTCCGCGCGCGACGCGGATAGAGCCAGCGAACGTACTGATTGCATTGATCTGACCACCAAAGACGTGAAGGACGCGAACAGAGCCGGTGAACGTACTCGTCGCAAGAATGTTGACCGGACGTATTGCCCGAGACACAACAACTGCGCCAGAGAACGTGCTCGTGGCAAGCATGTTCGTCGTAGGCTTGATTGCCCGTCTTACCGCGATCGTTCCGGTGAAGGAACTCGTCGCACTGATCTGAGCAGGAATGATCGCACGCTTGATAGCTACCGTGCCGGAGAACGTAGACGTAGCGTTGATCTGCGCCGGTGTCGGCTGTGGATGACCACCCCTTGTGATTGCACCGGTGAAGGTACTTGTGGCGCTAATCTGAGCAGGAGCAATCTTACGCAGAACACGTACACTGCCCGAGAGGGTGCTGGTGGCCGAGACCTGCGCAGGAAGAATAGCGCGACGAACACTAACAGCGCCGCTGACCGTGCTCGTCGCGCTCATTTGCGCGGGCGCTACCTTGCGAAGCGCACCAACGCTACCTGAGAACGTACTAGCTGCATTGATCTGAGCCGGTATAATTGGCTTACCGGCAAATCCTTTCTGGATGCTACCCGAGAACGTGCTGGTAGCAGAGATCTGCGTCGTCGGCCGAATGCCACGCGCCACCTTGATAGCGCCAGAGAGTGTACTCGTAGCCGCGATCTGTGCCGGGAAGACACCACGCCTGACGCCCACCGTGCCGGCAAACGTAGACGTAGCACTGATCTGCGTTCCTACGACTGGTCTCCGTCTGCCGATACTGCCGGCAAGGGTGGACGTCGCATTGATTTGAGCAGGGACGATCTTGCGTAGAGCACGTGTACTACCTGAGAAGGTGCTCGTCGCAGCGATCTGTGCTGGAACAACCTTGCGCAGAGCTCCGATCGCTCCGCTGAAAGTAGATGTCGCGCTGATTTGCGCTCCAACAACCGCCTTCCTTCTACCGATGCTACCGCTAAATGTACTGGTCGCACTGATTTGCGCAGGTGCTATCTTGCGCAGAGCACGAACCGCTCCCGACATCGCACTTGTAGCAGAGATCTGCGCCGGAGTGATGATCTTGGGTGGTACAATCTTGCCGATCGCACCGGACATAGTGCTCGTCGCGCTAACCTGAGCCGGAGCGAGGGCCCAGGTATGAGCATACAGCAGATCAGGGTTATACACCCAGGTCGGGTGATCGGCATGAAGCGCCGAGTAACTCGACCAGCCGATGTTGACCTGCGAGTATGTCCGGGCTACTGCAGACACGTCAGTCCTGGACCACCGACAATGCGTTTTGGGCGACCTGCGGAGTGTCGCCTACGTTGATGGTCGTCGAGGTGACCGTGCACCAACAGATTCCGTTGTCAGCGGAGGTACCAGCATTAGCGTCAAGGATGCCGAGGTAGGTGATCGTGTTGTTGGTGCCGGTGCCCGTCGACGTCGGCCAGGACTTCGTGGCGTCCGACGGAAACGTCTTGGTGTACGTCGTCGTACCAGTGCCAGCAGCGAAGATCGTCGTGTTATTCGTGAGTGCCAACGCTGCGTAGCTCGTGTATGCGCACTTGCCAGTCGTACCGCCGTTGAACGTGTCGTCCAGCGCACTGGCCCAAAGGTTGATGTAGTTTGTCGTAACTGCGGTGTAGGCGGTCGCGCCGAACAGAAGATCCTGAATCTTCTTGCTGCTGTAGTTGGCGAGCGATCCTGCCATCATCAGAACGTTGTCCTTCAGATCACCCTTGAACAACTTGTCGATGTACTTCTTGATCGGCAGGTCAAAGTCCTGCCAGAACATCTCCGCCCCGACACGAGTCGGGACCCACGGCGATGTAGGCGCGATGAGCCTGGGCTTCTCCGGCATCCAGATGCCAGGCAGTACTATTGCGCTATCCACTGTATCCCTCCGTGTGGCCGCTGATCCTTGCCGATTGCGCATCCGGGAGCGACCTCAGCCGAACGCCAGTTGGCGAGTTCGGATCGTAGTTGGGATCGTCTTCGGAGATCTCCCAGTGATGCTCCATGCCTACCGGAGCATCATCGGGGCTACTGCCTGCATAACCCGGAGCATCAGGGTCTTCAGACTGCGTACCAGACATCTCTGCAAACCGTTCGTGATGCCGATCATTGTGCGACGGCTCGCCTGGCTGCAGAAAGACGTAACTGCCTTCGATGTAGGCAACAGGTTGACCAGAATCAGGACCCTCATCAGCCAACAGATTCCCGTTGCCATCGGCGACGAGCCTGCCGTGGTAAATTCCTCCAGCCATCATTCTCCTTCCAGAAGAAGAGCGGAGCCAAGTACCTGGTCTGCGGATGCAAGTACCGGACTCCGCTCTTCAGACATCGGCTCAGTCCTCGCTCGTAGCCGTGGTGAGCATGGAATCAAGCCGATCCGTGACGCCTTTGCGCGGATCGACACCCTTCGTCTGCGCAGCTGCAACCTCAGCATCATATACCTTGTTAATGCTGTCGGCGTCTCCTTCAGTTGCCAGCGCCACAGTCTCGTTGACACTCAGCTTGTTCTCGACGATGTAATCGGCAAGCTCGTCGGTGCTGAGGGTTGAGGTCTGTGGCCCTTCACCCAGAGCAGGCGTAACGACGCCCTGGGTGGCCGCCTGATGCTGGCCAAACGTCTCCAGCAAAGCAGCCTGCGGTCCATCGTACGTGCCATCACGGATCGCTGCTGCGTCTTCGTCGGAGAAGAATGCGTCGAGCTCCTCACCACGAGCCACGCTGGTCTCGTCGTTGATGTCGACATCTTCACCGAAGTGACTGATCCGCTCTGTACGCACTTCCTCACTCGGGTCGATGGGCGATTCGACGTTCTCGAACCAGGTGAAGAGACGCACTTTGATGATCTTCTGTGCCATCTCTCCCTCCCTACGTCAGTCCGGTGAACTTGAGGACAGCGTACATGTTGTTGGCGTACATCAGAGGACGGACCGAGCTCTGAATCCAGGTCTGCTGCTTGCCGTTGGGGTCACGCCACGTCTCCGTGGACAGCGGTGCCTCGACGCGCATCTCGCCGACCTGCCCCTCCGCCAGCGCGTATGCCGAACCAGCAGTCATACGGTTGGTAACGAAGATGTCGATGTCGTAGCTGTCGAGCAGCGCAGCGAGCTTGTCGCCATAGATGCCCTCCAGGTTGAACATCTCGTTGGGGTTCATGATCCAGAGGTTGTAGTCCATGTCCATCTCTTCCTGCTCGGCGACAAGATCCGCCTTGGCGAAGTCCCGTGCCGGGAAGAGCGGCCAGTTCGAACCGCTGGCATACGTCGTGTTGACTGATCCCCAGCTGACGCCCACCACAGATCTGGAGTTTGCGGTGATCCACGACTCCAAGATCTGGACGCCACGCTGGTTGATCTTGCGGACGATCGTGTTGCTGAGCTGCCGCATGGCCTTGGTGAACTCCGTCACCAAGTTGCGATCCCGAGCCTCATCCGTGAAGAAGAACTTACCACCCCACTTCTCCACGACCGCCGCAGCCGGGGCACGCCTGCTGAAGCTGACGATCGGGAACTCAGATCCCGGCTCGACGCGCTCCACATCCCGGTCCATGTAGAGGTCCGGATACACAACGAGGTCATAGACGACCGCGCCGCCCGTGACTCCTCCCGCTGACGTGAACGCGCGGTCCACGAAGAACCGCTGCCTTGTCAGGTCGAGGATCATGGGTGTGATGACCCGAGTAGGGTCCTGAAGGGCGAAGTCGATGGAGAACGTCGTTCCAGAGATCGTTGGCGGAGCCAGCGGGTTCATGACCGCGCCAGGGTATGGCGCTGCCTGAACCGGCGGAGCCGTCACAGGCTGGAACCGGGCAGCGGTGAAGCTGTCCGCATGCGAAACGCCCAGACGCCGAAGCTCCATGCGAAGGAGTTCGGGATCGGCCTGACCACGTGCAACAAGCTCTTCCAGCGTCGGCAGTTCGACGCGGACGCGATCGCCGTGGTCTCTGGTCAGTGTCGTGTTCATCCCTCCCTCCTACATTGAGTAGAGCTCGACTTCGACGTCCACACCACCGGCACCTGCGGCCGTGTATGCACGTCCCACCTTGATGCCCGCTGAATACGGAACAACAGCGCCAGTCGCATCGACCTGCACTTCCTGTCCAGCAGTGATCGCCGCACCAGCCGTGACAGGCAAGATCGTGCCCGCACCGCTGATGATCGGTACCTTCGCATTGGCGGCTGCGTCCCAAGCCGCCACACCACCGACCGCTGCGGCAGCTGCCGGAGCGCCAGCGGTGACGTAGTCTGAGCCATCGTTGGCCGGGAGAGGATCCGTGGCCAAGCCGGACAGACCGCCGGACTGACGGCTTGCGATGGCGGCGACGAACTTCTTGCCGACAACAGCGCCAGTCGTGTGAACCGTGATCTTGCGCGTGTACGCTGCCTCCCGCAGCGGGATGCACTCGTTGTTCATGAGAACACCCTCCGGTACGTTCCGTCAGTCTGAATCCGCCTCGACTGCGGGATGTCGCCCATTGAGGCAGCGACGCGCGTCTCGGGGAACAACTGATGGGTCCACGCCTGCACGGTCTCTACGTCCGCCTGGGCGTGATCGGCTTCGTCAGGAGCTTGGCCATGACCACGCTCTCCAACCGGGATGAGTCCTGGCGCGAGACTTGCGAGGACCTGACCTGCACCCTCCTCGTCAGCGGCCAGTGCCTGGAGCCAGTGCTCGCGACGCGCGGGAGGAATGCGGCCATCGCCCATGGCGGCGTTGACTAATCCCTCGTGCCGCTCCTGCCTGCGCTCCCGAACGACCTCGGCAGCCGCACGACCGTTGTTACGGAGCTCGGTCAGCGTTGCTTCGTCGATCAGAACGGTGCCAGACGGAAGCGCAATAGACGCAGCAACAGCAACTGGCGTCGTTTGCTCTTCCGGCTCTGGCGCTGGAGCAGGCTCCGGTTCTGGTTCTGGAGCAGGCTCCGGCTCCTCCGTGGTCTCGGCAACCGGCAAGCCAGCTGCCGCGTTCAACGCACGGAGGGCTTCCCGGACCTCATCGTCGGACGCAGTGTCCGATAGGCCCAGGACACGGCGGATCTCTTGAGGATCCATCGCACCTCCTGATGCGGTTGTCGGGGGCAGGCTTGCCGCCCGATCGGACCAGCTGGCCAGGACTTCGCGTCCGATCGCCAGCGTTGCTGCGAGCATTGGCGCCGCAGCCTTTTGCGCTTCCCGGTCGTCCGGGATGTAGTCGATGCGAACTGCTGTGGGCTCGCCGAACTGCACGGTCCCATCCACATCGCTCTCATACGACAGCTTGTACAGCTGTCCCGACTCGTCATCCTCGACAACGAGTTCGTTGGGCCCTGTGAGCACAGCCTGAATCCACCACCAGTTGGCCAGTGGGTGATCAGGCAGGAACTCGTTGTAGAATGCACGACGCACGTCGTCGAGGTTTGCCGAGGCGGTAGTCTGCCTCCGGAACCTCATATCACCTCCTTGGCTCGCAGCTGCCGCCTGGACAGCCTCGACGATCGTGTCGTCGATGATGACACCCTCGGGGATCTCCTCTGTGTAGTACATCGGTAAATCCTCGAGGACTGTGACGCCGGGCCACTGCACACCCAACAGAGAGCAGGCGGACAGCACGAAGCGCCACTTACGCCCCATCTGGCTTGGGATCCCCCAGAAGCCCTCGACCGAACG